GAACCTCAACTGGAAAAATGAATCCGCTATCTTTACACATATCCAAAACTCGTTCATAGTCATCTATATCTTTAGCATCATATACATATTCATCTTTATCTGGCTCAGAGAATAAAAACAATATTCTAAAATCCTTGTGAGGCTGTATTTTTGCCTCTGGTGCCATAGCTCCATAGCCTGATGTTTTAGCCGGAACTTATTTCAGTTTTCCTTTTAGATTATCATATATAGTAGATTTTAAAAATCTTGATTGCGTTGGTGAAATCATTACTTGGTTAGGATTTGCCGAGAACTTATTAGGATGCTGAAATAGAACCCATGGATAACCATCTGGAACTGGCATAACTATCGGGGCTTTGTATGGCGCCCAGATGTTTTTAGTTGTAGCCTGTTTCTTTGCTTGCTGCTTTTCATATTTCATAACTTGTTTCTCGGTATCTCCTTTATCGAATTGAAGTTGCGGTGCTTTCGCAGCGCTCGGAATGTCTAGTAAATCTTTGAAGCTTTTCGCCTCTGTTTGTCCTGCTTTGATATCTCCGCGTTTAATGGCATCTGCCTTCCATTCTGCGTCGCTTTCTAAATATCCGCCTTTTGTTTTGTAGGAACTCCACATCATTGCTATTTTTGCCATTTTTTCTTTCGGCGTTCCCTTAGCGTCTTTCATATGCGCTTTAACAAACTCTTTGTAAGTCATTTTAGCCATTTTATTAATAATAGTAGATATAAAAAAACAAAACTATAAATAACATCAAAAGCCCAATCCGTGGTGATGGCCTCCTAATCCGTGGTGATGGCCTCCCAATCCTTCGAGATGGTGTTGCTTGTTTTCTTCATGTTTAACTGCGTGAACCAGTTCTTTCAGTTCGCTCTTGCTTTCCTCTTTTTCAAGCGGAACGGCTTGAAACTTCTTAACTGCCTTCACAATCTTCGCCCCCTCTGCTTTAGTCTTCTTTCCACCTAGAAGACGCACCATTTTCTCCATTTCACTTTCATCTTCTTTAGGCAACTTAAGTTTAGCCATCTTATCAGCTTTCGGGGCTTTGGTAGCTTTTGCGGTAGTTGAATGACCACCCTTCATCTTATGCCATTCTTGCGCGATTGCTTTCATTTTTTCGCTGGCTTTCATATTGCTTCCGGACATTTTAGCCATTTGCTCTTTAACGAAATCAGAGTATTTCATCATTTCTATATTATTTATATTATTAGAAGAAAATACTTTAAAAAAAATAACAAAAGCTCCTTTATCCACGGCTCATAGCACCGCCCATAGAACCACCAAGGCCAGCAGCCGAAAGGACTCCACCACGGGGGCGAGCTCCCTTCATCAGAACGGATTTATCAGAATAGAGGCCAGCTCCCTTGCCCTCCATCTTAACGGCCTCCTTCGAGACAACATTGCCCTTATTCATCAGAGTGTTGATTTCAGCAGGGGTGAGCACCGAGAGCGAGTAGTTAACCATATCAGGTGAAACAACCATTTGACCCTCATAAATGACCACAATAATGAACTCAAGCGCATCAGCAGTTGGAAGAACAGCAGTTCCAGCAGTAGCAGATTGAGCAGAGGCGAGGCAGTTAGCAGTAGAATACGTAGCGTTGATTTGGAGATTGACGTTGCCACCTTCACCAACATGAAGATCATCAGCAGAGAGACCGAAATGCTTAGTGGGGTCAATCCAAGTCCAAGCGCCTGAACCAGCAATGAAATCGTTGTGGGTCTGGTTGCTTCCACATTCGCGAGAGAAGCGATAAATGGAATCACGAGACGCCTGAGAAAGCAGACCAGACTTAGCACCGTAGTTGATAGACACCGAGCCAATACCGGCGTTAGACAGTTTGCCGAGAGTAAGGCAAGAGTCAGCCTGATAGATATTCGTTCCTGAACCACGGTTATTGATTGGCCTACGAAGAGCGTAACCAATGTATTTCGGACAGCTCAGGAGCCTTATCGTATCGCTAGAAACAGACACATCATTAACAACGGCAAGGTCAACAAGAGCCTGAGTCTTGCTGAACCAATTCACATTCTCAAAGGGATACGTGATTACGCGAGGAATGCTGACAATAGAAGGGTCAACCGTGTTATAGAACAAGTCTAGGAAAGCATTAGAAAGACTGACAGTAACAGTGTCATTGTAGGGAGTGAAAGTTCCAGCAGCATACAGAGGAGCCGAGCAAATCATATCAGCTAGACCAGACCATGACATAACAAGCGACAGATTGTTGATATTTCCAAGGCAAACATCATTATCCCAGATGCTATTGATTCCAGGAATTAGCAAGTTTTCAGTGAATTGGTAGGTGTAAGTAATACCCGCGGCTCCGTTATCAACTACGCTAATAGGCTGAATAGCATTGCGGGAATAATCGAGATTAGCGTTTTGAGTGATAGATAGAACGTTGTCAACGCCCTGACCCTGAGGGAGCAGAAGAAACTGGTCGTCAGGACGGACAGGGCATTCTTCAACGCGGTTCATAAGAGCCTTCTTATCCAGAAGACGCGACATAAGTGAAAGCGTCTGGCGAGAATTCCAAGTTTGTGTAGAAGAATTGAGAGAAATCTGAACAGTGTCGCAAACCTGCTGGAGAGGGAAGGCGCGAAATCCGGAATTCACAGCGGTATTCTGGTAATATGAAGTGCTAGGGAATACACGAGTAATGGGAGTAGTTGCGTTGGGAACAACGAGCACACTGACCTGATAGCGAACCCGCATATTCTTGCTAAGAAGCGTTTGGGACAAACTTCCGACTGGAACGATATTATTGAACTGAATTTGCGAATTATAGGGCGAATTGCCGTCCGCCGAGTAGGTATATGGCTGAAACTGGACGGGGCCGATATCGAGAACCTGCGTATACTGGTCGCTCACATTGAGTTTATTGGAAAGGAGTCCAACGATTTCTTTCGACATGCTTTTAGTTTTTATATTTAGAAAAGAAATAAAAAATAGAATTAAAATACTTTTTAGAAAAAAGTATGACAAAAAGGCGTAGCCCCCTTTTGGCGCGTTTTTGGAAAAACGCTTTAGAACTTCTTAACGAATTGAATAGTTGTTGTAAAGCTCTCATTAGGGACTAGAGGAACAATAGCAACGGTGCCGTTCCTATAGGTGTAATAAATACTCAATTGAATGCGATTAACTGCATTACCTCCTGAGGTTAGTTGAAACACTCGTAGGAAGTTAGGCTGGAAATATAGAATCTGGCCAACGTTGCCATTTGGAAACTGGTCAATAGGAACATCGATATCAGTAATAACCTGACTGAAACTATTAGTGCCGAAGAATGAACCATTGATGAATAGAGACTGACTAGCTATTTGGATTGTATTGAGTTGATTGAATATATACATAGATTTGTTGAGCTGAGCGGTGCTTGTAGTCGTGGGAGCTAGAAATAGATTGAAGAAGCCAGTATCAATAGTATCAGACGTAGCAGTGAAATAGCAGAGTTGTTCTAGCGGATTATTGAATAATATAGCATTACCGGCATTTGTATAGTCAGTAGAGTAATGTATTGTAAGAAGGCCAGCAGAGTCCAGAGTTAGATATGGTGCTTGTGCCAGATTACCACCCTGAGCACTCACTGTTGTATAAGCATCATTAAAAGCTACATTAATCGCTGCTACTACGAGAGATAAGTCATAGATGGAATACGGACCCGCATCAGTGTCTGCGCCATTCTTCACGAATATATCAAAAGGGGCATTTAGAGCGTTTGTATATTGCTGAACTAGAGCATCATTATAACTTGCTACTTGGTTAGCTTTCATAAGTGGCACCATATATTGGCGTAATTGTTCGTTTCTTGCTATGGATGCTATATTCTCGCCGTTAATAGTTGTATTAGCTAGTGGGCTTTGATTATTGATATTATAAGTTCGTAGGGTTGTATTAACATTCGGCGATATGTTAATGGTTGTTGAAATATAATTATATGTTTGTGCTTGGAATGCCACTATTTGCGAGAATGTAATAGCACCATTATTTAGTGTTCCTGAGTATGTTGTATTATTAGCATTTGAAATAGCATATAGAGTATTTGAATTGCTTCGGCTCACTGCTACACTCTTTATCGGAATATTGCTTGTCTGTTGCGTCCATCCGTAGGGATTTGAAGCATTATTAGGTAGATAAATACCGGATGTGGCTATGTCTGGATTTAATGGATAGCTGATTTGATACAATAATACATAACCATTATATTGGCTATATACATTAGCTTGCCCAGATAATGTTTGCCCTACTTCAGGAAAAGCGTACAACAAACCTTGGTAAGGATTACAAGCAATATTAAATATATTGTTTCCTGTTTGAATAACTGGGGTATTACTAGCTACTCCAGCATATCCAGCATTCCATACTAGTTTATTGACCTGTCCATTAAAACCACCAGTGTAAAGATTGGTAAAGGTCGCGTATGTTCCATTTGCGATATCACCGTTATTTACACAAACATTAAGAATTATCGCTGGTGAGGTATAAACGGTTCCTACTGTTGAATATGTTGAAACATCTAGAACACCTAAAATCGTATCCGCACCGACAAATAGATTATTAATATTGTCAAGAGAACACATAGAGAAATGCGTTGTATCTTGGTATGTAATACCGGAATTAAATGTTTCTGTATTCGTTCCAAGCGTATAAATGCGTAGAACTTTAGTAGCATCATAAACACATAGCCAAGTATTAAATACGCATATTTGTAGAATATGTCCAGCAGTTTCAACAAGGTTATAAGTTGTTCCAGTAGATGTAAAAGAGTAATCACTGAATAAACGCTGAACAATAACCTGAGAACCAGGGGCACCTTCAATAGTATATGTATATGCGTCCCACTCAGCTATTCCATAAACACCATTATTAAAGCTGGTATTTCCAATAGTTCGAGAGATTATAGACCCTGAACCAGCATTTGGCGATGCTCCTATTGTTGAAACCGTGTTATTATTCTGCCATATCATAAAGTTATAAGGAAGAATAGGGATATTTGACTGCCATAGATTGTGAGCACTATCAACGGCAATAGCAACATCTGTATTAACATTATAGTCCATTGAAATAATCTGGTTGAATCCTAATTGAAAGTATGTATTACAAGTATACCAGCTTGAGCTATCTCCATTCCACACACTGAAATCTGGATTGGCACCAACACCAATAGCATATAAACCTTCCTTATTGGTTATGACTTGAGAAATGGCTGTTGCTGAATTAATATTATTAAATGCTCCTATTGGTGTAATTGGTAATGTTTGATAATACGTTTGATTATTACTACCAGCAACAAAGCCGTAGCCATTAGTAGTACAAGCCATAGCACTCGCAGCAGTTGTACTGGTTAGTGTAGTATTGGTTTCAATATTAGCAACTGCACCGCTGGAAAGAGTTCCGTAAAGCGTATCGGCATATTGGTCTATATCACTAATAATTAAAGTATTGTTAGAATTGAGAACATTAGCTGCCCTAAACTGATGCGCAGCGGCTTCAATGTATTGAGCGATAGGGGTTAATTGCTGATTGTAATAAGTAATAACGTTTGTATCGTGTCCGATGATAATATTATTATCAGTAGCAACAACAAAAGCAATATTGGTGATTTCCAAAGCAGTAAATGATGTTCTAATAGTTCCCTGTAGTGTCAGATTGACTGTATTTTCGCCGTTCTGATTGAAATAAACATAAACCACGCCATTCCCAATACCATCGTCGGCAACATAGAGTTTCTGATTTCTGTCAATATATAACGAAGTTAGATTGTTGTATGTTAGTGTTTGAAGCACTGTGGGAACCGTCTGACCATCGCAAATAAAAAGCGTGTCTGCGTTATTCGGGTTGCTATTGCTTCCAGCAATATATACGTTCAGATAATCGTCTAGCACATAGTTATAAATATATTTACAAATACCAGCTAATTCAACACTTCTAACAACTGACGAAATACCTGTTGAAGTATAAGTATAGCTATTTAGATTGGTTCCACTGAGACTATACACGAAGTTATTAGTATTGCTATTAACTTGTCTGACATAAGCGGCTCCCTCTATAACTTTAGTTCCAGCACCAGCCGGAACAGTGTTTCGTAAAATGAGCTCATATTGTTTAAGCGGAATATTAGTCGTTGTCATAGGAATACCAGTCAAACTGGTTCGAAGCTTCGCAATGGCAAGAGAATAGTTTTGACTGTCGCCTGCTTTCAATAAATCATATAGTAATTGAGTATCCTGAGAGCTGTTGAGGTTTGTTGTTCCGCTGTTATACTGACTTGCGGTATAATATACGCTTGGCACTTTACTGAAATCAGTCATTACGAATTAAATATATCGATATTATAATATTAAAAGATAAAAAAATGAAGGTTTCAATTGAATTAGAACACTTTTCCAAAAGTGTGTCAAAACGGGGCTACGCCTAGTTATAGCAATGCTATATTATGGTCTGCGACATAATAACTTGGTACAGTCTTCTTAATGAAAATACCGCGTGTATTTAGCTTCAGTATTTCGGCGATGTCCTTTTTTTCAATACCAGAGTAGCGTTCTAGCAATACACGGGTATCCCTAGCATTCGAAGCTGGAAATAGAATGAAACTATCACTCTCTCGGATGCTGGATTTAGTTAGACTTCCTCCCATTGGATTGTGGCTAATAGTGAATGTAGAAATCCCGTATCCGCCTGAATGACTACGGCCACGCTCTAATAGCTGGTCGCGGACATCTAAATACATACGGCGGATTTTCGGATTTGCTATAGTCTCAATATCATCCAAAATAGCAATAGCAGGGTTTTTACCATCATCGAGCATTTCAATCTTGAATGGATGCCCGAAGATTTCTTCGAACGTTTCCAAGTGAATCTGAAATATATTGAGGCCTTCAAAGCTAACGTCATCCTCAATTGGGCTAAATAAATATACTAGCTGAGACGGCGGGAAGTTATTTTTAATTAGCTGGCTAATATAATATGATTTGCCGCTACCACTACTTCCGCTAACGAACACTCTCAGGGATTTCTCCTTTGATAATACTGGATATAGAAATGTTTTGTCATTGAAGTTCATAAAGCGTTTTAGCGATTCGTTGACATATTCTAATGCCTTGTCATATAGCTTATTTAGATGTAGGGAATTGCTATTAAAATCCCGAATACCAGTCTTATAAGCATTAACCATTTCAATCATATCTTTTTTCAATATTTTCGTATCCCTACGTAGAAAGCTCTCCAATATAATAACCTTATTATCCATTGAGGTATCAACATCTGGCGGAGAACTAAAACTGCATTCTTTCGCATAAATAGAATCATCAGTATTCTTTATTTTGGCGATTTCTATGCCTTTTTCTAGGCTTAAACAATACGGCATATTTCTGAATATTACTATATATTAATAAAAAAATAATGTTTGTAATATTTTAATATTAGCTATATATAAAATCGTTATGGCGGAACAATATTTCAAAGCACGGGACAAAGTAGCAACAATGGAAGCTAAAACATCACCGAAAAAAGTGAAAGTTATTGTTTATCCTCGTCAGGGTGAGAAAGCATATGAAGACGTTCATCGAATGGGGAGAAAGCCTAAAGTGGCAATGCGTGAGATTAAGTTGCGTAGAGAGCCACAAAAGGAAGCTCGCCAAGTTATGGCAATTCAGAAGCCTACACGTGGTAAGAAGCAGTTGAAGGCAGGAGAAAAACTACAGAAAGCACTGGAGAAGCGACAAGCAGTTAAGCAGGCACGTGAAGCACCAACACTTACTCTGGAACAACTAGCAATGAAGAGGCAAGTAGAGGAACGTATTGCGAAGCGTGAAGAGCCACAGAGAGTTCAGAAAGCAATTGAGGCCGCCAAAGTTCCGAGCCAAACATTCGGAATTGCTAGAGCCCCGCTTGCTATTGAAGCGGCAGCACCTGTTAAACAACCTAAACCAATTAGAGGTGTTGAAGTTGAGGGCATCGTTGAAACTAAATATGCTGGTTTGAAAAAATCACAATTAGTTTCTGAAGCAAAAAAGCGCGGTGTTAGTTCTAAAGGTAATAAGGATGATATTATAGCAAGTTTAGTAATAAGTGATAGACGTAGTGAAGAATTATCGAGACCAGCAATAGAGGCATCGATTCAGGAAATCGGCAAAGAACCGTTCCAAGAAGTTAAATCTAAATCACAAAAGAAGAAAGCTAAAAAGCAAGCAGAAGCAGAAGCACAAGCACAAGCAAAAGAACAAAGACTATTATCAGCATTACAGGAAGAGAATGGAGCACTAATTCAAACAGCAATGGAATATGGCATTTCAAGAGAACAAGTCAATGGCCTAGCTCAGTATATTGATACACTAAAAGGCTCTGACGTTGATAAAGCACGTGTATTTAGTGATGAACTACGGTTATACATTGCTGCAGCAAAACGGCGTAGGGAATATGAAGCAGAACAAGAAGTAAGAGCAAGAATGGGAAAAGCTGATATACTTGAAGAACTAAAAGGCAAACAGGCTGAGAAAGAACGTAAGGAACGATATTCCGCTGGTGTCGAAGCAGTTTTAGAAGCACAGAAAACGGTTAAACCTAAAGAACTAACACAGGCTCAAAAACGTAATGCTGTATTAGAAGAATTAAAGAAGCGTCCAGCACCAGAATTCGAACAAGAAGAACTACCATCACGCGAAGAACTACCATCACGCGAAGAACTACCATCACGCGAAGAAATATTATCACGTCAGGTTCCTAAACTTACAGGCACTGAACGCTCCAAACTAACAGATAGTCAATTGTTTGAAATAGAAAAGCGCTATGGATTATCTCACAGTGGTAATGTTAAGGAACGTCGCGAACGTTTAAAGGATATACAAGAACAACAAGATATTACACCGGCTTTCGGTTCTTACGCATCATTAACAAAAGTGAAGCCAAGAAGTTATGAGCAATATGAAGAGCGCGCCAGCCAACTTGGAACTTTCGAAGCTGAAGAAGCACAAGAAGAACAAGAAGCAGCTACAGAAAATATTTTAAGGCCTGAAATACTTCCTAGTGGCATTACTAAGAGTGTATCACCATTTGAAGGATTAGATGAACCACTGAAAACTGAATTGAAAGCTGGCGCACTTGTTGGAAGACATCACAAGCGAATGAAAGCTCTTGAGAAGAAGATGGGGCGAAAGCTGGAAAAGAAAGACGTTAAAAAGCTACAAAAAGCCGGCTTCTTCGGTGGTGGCGCTCTGTCTGGTGGCGGCTTTACTGATACTCTGCTGGGGCTGGCCAAAAAGGGTTTATCGGCTGCCGTAGATTATGCCGTGAAGAACCCCGATAAAGTTCTTGGATATGCTAAGAAGGGCTATGAAATGGGCAAGAGCATCCTCGATAAGAAGAAGAAGGGAGGAGCATTAGACCCTAATCAAAGTCTAGTAGCCGCCGCCGCACAAATAGACCCCAAGTCATTTATGTTTTCATTATAGACTAATATCCCAGAAATATAGGCATATTATTCGGTGGTTCTGCTGATGGTTGAGCCGCCTTTTCTTTTTCTTGTTTTTGTTTCAATAATAATGCTTTGCGGTTGCGCCGCTTAATCTCGTATTTTACCTTATAATCCAGCGTATCTTTGTTTTTGTGATACCACGCCAAGGCACACCGGCGCTGGCTTACTGATGTCTTATATGTCTTTACGCCCTTATTTGTTAATATTTCCATAGCTTTTATTAATTCTTCTAACTTGTTTATTTTTTCAGCGAGCATTTCTGTATTTTCAGCGGTCTTTTTATTTTCCGCCTCTTTTTCAGCGTTTTCCGCCTCTTTTTCTTCGGCTTTTTCGGGCATTTTTGAGGTTTTAGATTGTTATTATATATATTTTAGAAACTTATTTTTAGGATTTTTCAAAGAATTGAGGTATATTTCGGAGCCCTAGAACTGTCAAAAGTGTCGCTGCTATGTCTGGCTGATTAAGCAATGCCGACTGGTTTGTAGTGAATAATACTTGAAACTGCTGGAGAGTAATGTATTTCAAGAAATGTTCGGCGATACAAGACCAACGTCCGCAAGTGGAAACGCCCTTCGCCCAGCGCTGGTAGTCGTATTGGTTAATCTTAATCGGACGGCCATCCCCTTCAATTAGCTGAGTTAAATAACGTGGTAGTGGTTTATCGTATTTCGCGCCATACTGTTGTTCAGTATCATATTGGAGACCATAACTATCGAAATATACTATATCGTTTGTCTTTTTATTACAACATACCATTACCCAGTGTCCTGTGGTTTTACTAGAAGTCTGGTAAAGAATAATTGCAAAGTTTTCCTGACCAAGTAAATCCGTTAAAGTAGCGTAGTTTTTCAAATCACTGTATATGACTGGAGCTTTTCCGGTTAATGCTTGTATATCTTCGCCTGTTAAGTCTTGCTTGCTATAATATTGGGCTAGACGTTCAAGAGACATCTTATTTATAAATAATTAATAATCTTAATAATATGTAATATATTAAAATGTCGAAAGCTCAAAAGAAAGAAGTTAAAGCACGTAAGCCATCAGCATATCGTAGTATGTTGATGGGAAAACTTGGTATGACTAAATCAACACCAGCAAAGAAGAAAGATTTAACTAGATGGGGCTCTCCTACTAAAGGGGAACAATGGATAAACCTCACCGCACAAATAACAGATAAAAAGGAGCTACCTTGTGGAACCAAGGGGAAGAAGCAGAAGGAACAAGGGTTAAAGTCTGTCTGTCGTCCTAAGAAAAAGGTTAATGAGAAGACACCAGAAATAGCATCAAGTTATAGCACTGCACAAATCAAAAAAGCAATAGCAATAAAGCAAAAAGGGAAGAGGATTAACTGGAAAGAACTATAAAACCAACTTAAAGAAATAGCAATAAAGAGTATTAAAGAGTAAAAAATGGATTATAAAAATGGTAAGATTTACAAGATTGTAAGTGATTTAACTGATAATATATATATTGGTAGTACTTGTCAATTATTATGTAAAAGACTAGCAAAACACAAGGGAAATTATAGAGCATATTTAAATAAAAAAAATAAATATATTACTAGTTTTGAATTATTTAAACTAGGAGAAACACGTATTGAACTAATTGAGGATTTTCCTTGTGAGCGCAAAGAGCAACTACATGCTAGAGAAGGTTATTATATCAAGTTGTTTAAAGATATTTGTGTTAATAAAACTATTATGGGTAGAACAGATAAAGAATGGATTAATGATAATAGAGATAAAAAAGCAAAAAATGACAAAAAATATAGAGAAAGTCATAAAGATAAAGTCGCCGAACGTAAAAAAAAATATTATGAAGCTAATAAAGCAAAGATATTAGAATCTAGTAAAAAAAATTATGAAGCTAAAAAAGCTATTAAACTACAACAACAATAAACAACTTAATTAACTGTTTTTTTTTTTCAATATTTAATAATACAATAAAGCTTGTTCAATGGAAAAAGATTTAGGCGCTTTTTGTCATACTTTTTCTTAAAAAGTATTTTTATTATCTTTTCAATATTTAATAATTAACGAAAATGGCAACAATTAATAAGTTTGTTTGGATTGGTTTCGGCTCAATAGCCACCACACTTATGGAGCTTTTTAACATAGAAGGCGAATATTACGATATACCGAATATCATTATAGAACCGAAGTTTATAGCGCATCCCGAATTATTTGATGGGCGAGACGTCAAACACATACAAACCGAACTAACGCGGGACAATCATAAAAGGCTATTACGTGATATTGATGATAAAACGCTGATAATTGATTTATCTGTAAATGTAGATTCTATTATGTTGCTGGAATGGGCTAAAAAGAAAGGTTCATATTATATTAATACATCTATTGAAAACTATGAAGATGCCCCAAAAGCACACGGAGAGCCATTAACATATAATGATATTAAAGCCAATACGCTATATCATCGTGAATTACTTGCCGAAGCTGTAATGGCTGGAACTAATAAAAGCCGGTTTTTAAACTGCGGTTTTAATCCCGGGTGTATTCAGGCGTTTTTTAAGCGTGGAATACGTGAATATGCTAAGTCAAAAGGCGTAAAAATGATAAAAGGAGACTATGCCCGCCTATCTCACGAACTAGGCTTAAAAGAGGTATTTATAGCAGAATATGATAGCCAGAAGACTAATGTGAAACCAACTAAAAATAAGTTCATTAATACATGGTCGTGTATCGGGTATGAGTTAGAAGCAAGCGATGAGGTGATGTTATCACTAAATAATGAAGATATTGCTGGAATGGAGGCTATGGGAGTTCATTTAATTAAGCCAGATGAAGGAAATGCGCATAATATTAGATTTTTAGCGGATAGGGGTATGAATGTAAAACGGAAATGTATGACACTAGACCATGATGGCAATCCATTCGAATATGAAGGCATGTTAATACCCCATGCAGAAATCTGTTCAATGTCAGAGTTCTTACAATACAAAGGCAACGCACCCAGCATTATGTATATTTATAGAAGTTGCGATGCGTCATTACAATCATTAGACTATTTGCGGAAAAATAATTATCATGAGTTGCCAGATTATCATGTTTTAGAATTAGATGAAATCCACGCAGGTGGCTGGGATAGTATAGGCGCATTAATGACATTTGAAAATGGTGAGAAAGTTTGGTGTGGCTCTGTTTTATCGGTTGAAGATGTTAAAAAGCTTGGTTTCAAAATAGGAGCTCCCACTGGAGTTCAGGTTGCTGGCTTCCTTGATGCGTGTATTAAATACATAATAAAACACCCTAAAGAAGGCCTAAATGAATCTGAAACCCTACACCATAAAGAGCTTTTCGAAACTGCTGATAAATATATGGGTAATATATTTTGTAAAACGCTTTTCTAAAAGCGTGCCAAAAGAGGGCTACGCCTAGTTTTAACGTTTTAACGTTTTCGGATAATCTTTATTCCGTATTTTTCATTTGTGTCTTTAATTGAAGCGCTCAATGTGGGCTTATTCCAGAGTAAGTGAAGAGCATAAAAACCTGATGTTCTTGGGTTGTTCCACTTTTCTCCCATTCCCCGATGGCGTTTAATGTATCTTTGCTTTTGCTCCTCATCTTTAGTAATTGTGAAGTCGTCGTATGGTTCTCCGTTTGGTTTAATTGCGCCAAAATACACTTTCTTAAGTCGTCCAGTTTCAGGGTTAATGTATTCAATACGGTACTTCTTATTAGGCTTGTCAGAGACATACAAATAATATTTATCAGGCATATTTTAATATATTATAATATAATAAATATTCAATAAAATGAGCTATCACGTTCAAAAAGAAGGACGCGGCTATTATGTAGTTTCAACAGACACTGGGAAAAAACATAGCAAGAAACCATTAACTAAAGCAATGGCCACTAAACAACTCAAAGCATTATATATTAATGCGAATCCGAAAGACGAAGCAGGCGCCGGCTTTGTCGCCAATCTATTCGGCGGTGTTCGTAAAGATTTATCACGTAGCGATAAGGCCTTTTATAATAAGGTCAAGAATACTCCAGTTTATTCAATAATGGTAGTTCGTAAGCCACTCGCATCAGTATTTGGCAAACTGCTTAATCTTGTTTCTGCTGGTAAGTGGAACGCATCTATGGCAAATCAGCCATATGACAAGCTATTTCATCTCTATGTATTAATGACCTATTTGGATGGTGGGAATGTCAGATTTGCTCTTACTGAACGGAATGAAACTGTGAGATTTCAAAGTGGAAGTAGTTCTGATTTTACTGATAAACCTGATGACGTTAAGCAAGTTCCATATACTGCGAATAGTCTCACGTTTGGGCAATTATTTGATAATACTATTAAAGCAGGTGGAAGTGATGTCTGGACGTATGATTTTAATAAAAACAACTGCCAAGATTATGTGATGACGCTATTGCGTGGAAATAACTTATTAACGCCAGAACTTCAAACATTCGTTAAACAAGATACAAAGGAATTAGTTGATAAAGCATTACATCCTGCCGTTCAAGCTGGTTTAACCGCCATCACTGATATAGCAGCAATCGGACGAAAGATAACTGGTATGGGTTTGGATAATCCTTGTTTTCATCATAATGAACTAGGATATTAATTATTACTTATTTCTAACTACTTTATAAATGAGTAGAATCGACCAATTAAAGAATCTTCGCAAAAATATAGATTTCGCCACTCATGACACGAAAACTAAAATATACGCGTATATAATAACGTGTGAAACAGCTCACTATACTATTACGAATAACAAGATATTGATAAATCTCAGCAAACTACAGGATTCTACAATTGCCGGAATTATCAATATTGTGGAAACCGCTAAACTAAAATATTAATATATAATAAATGGTTTCTAGTCCGTGGGGTTGGTCTGCGACTTTTGATTGTCGAGCATGTGATAAAGCCAGTATCACTAATGAGAAAGCTTTGTATGATTGGGTTGTCGAACTTGTTAAGCGTATTAATATGGTCTCTTTTGGCGAACCTCTTATCGAGCACTTTGGAGAAGGAAATAAAACTGGCTATACCGTTGTCCAGCTAATTCAAACATCTAATATCACTGCTCACTTCTGCGACGATTCAGGCGATGGATATATTGATGTATTCAGTTGTAAGCCATTTGACATAAAAACAGTGGAAAACGTAATAAATGAATTCTTCAATCCTAAAAATATAAAATCTAACATGGTAGAGCGATTCGTATAGCTTTATTAGCTTCTCTATATTGCTTTTTCTTTAATTCACTTGAAGTATTTCTAAA